TATTCTTTGTCAGCACGGACTCACTTGTTTTTGTTGTTGCACTTTTATCAGAGCGACCATCACTCCGATACTTACTTAGTAGTGCAGGGTCTTGTGCAATTAGTAACTGCACTTCATCAACAACACTTTGGATAGTGCGTGTTGTATCTATTGTTAGATTGCGTAGGCGATACTGCTTTGATAATTTTTGTATCAAAACATTTGGTATCTCATTGTTATTAAGTGCTACTTCATCAACATTTGTTAAAGGTGTTGATAACACTTCACCAATTAAGTTGTAATCAAGTGTGCCGATTGAAGTGTAAGTATTTAACTCTCTCTGTGACCAAGCGTTGCTTTCACCACGACCACCATTTGTAACTCTCATAAAGGTATGAGTGTTGCCGTTATGACTTGCGATAATAAGTTGCTTTGTATCTGTTGAATTAACCTGACCTGAAATTAGAATTGCGTATGTCATTTAGTTTTCCGTTTCTGTTAGTTGTTAGTTGTTAGTTGTTTATGTCTGTATCTAGTTGGAACACTTCGTATAGCGACTTAACTTCATCAAACTTATTACTTGCAGAACAACACACCTCATCTGTTAGTAAAAGAAGTTTCTTTCTATTAACGATTGCACTTAGTGATTGCAATACAGAAGACAACACATCTTCTTTATCGTATTCAGGATTTAAGAATTGAGTTGCAATTAGTAATGAAGTAATCAAGTCTTCATTGTCGGGGTGATTATCTTTAACGATTTTGATACGCATTTATTTATTCTCCGTTTCTGTTGTTGGGTGTGAGCAATAATCGCCAGCAATTAAGCGACCACATTCAGAACATTTATTGAAAGTATTTTGCGCCATTTATTTATTCTCCTTTTTATTCAGTAACGATACGAGTTGGAAGTAATAAGTAACATCTTCATCAAAAAGAAGTGTCACGCCTTGTTCATCTATTGTTGCGGAAGGTACTGACATTTATTTATTCCTTTCATAGTGGAAGTCACAAGCGATTGCAGAAGCGTCTATTGAGTATTTGCAAGTATCGGTATCAACAACCGAGTGATAGTTGCAAAAGAAGTTAATAACTAATGCAATAAAAGCACCAGTAATAAAACCAACAACAAAGTAACCGCGTTTATTTAGTTGTTTCATTTGTTTTCTCCGTTTCTATTAGTTGTTGTTGTGTATTTGTTATTAGTAAATAGTGCAAGTGTTAATTGCACACCGCTATTCACTAATCGCTCATAACAATTAGTGAATAGCAGAATGTAATTAAGTATTAAATAAGTGATTGCAGTTTTGTTTATTTATTTATGCAATACAGAAACACCGACCATTCGTAACTCCGTTGCGTTTTATTGCCCATTCATAGAGTGACCAAAATAAATTGTTATACAACATTGTTGCGTGTAAAGAACGCAACTATTTGCGACAACATAATTGCAACCTAAAAGAAGATTGCAATTTACTTGTAAGTGTTATGTAAGCAATTTCGTGTAAGAGTGATTGCAAGAACACATAAGTCGTATAGATTTATTTTGGTTAGTCGGTTATTAAAAGATTTATAGTGATTGCCAAATTATTTATTTTCCATTAACAATAAAATAAAAATAAATTATTTATTATTAACGAAAAATAAATACTCACTTACTTTTCATTCCCGACTCGCAGACCCGATAGTGGGTGGCGTTGCCGATACGAGAATTATGACCTATACGAAACGAGAGTGCAAGTACCCCCCAAATTGAGCGTGATTTGGGTCGTGTCGCGCCCGATAATCGGTGCGCTGTCCGTAGATTGCATAGATACGCAAAAGAAGACCGCCAAAGTTATTTAGTGTTATTTATTTTCAGTAATAACAAAAGAATAAATAAAACATAAGTAGTAACAGATAAATTAAATAAGAAACAAATACAAAAGAAGTTATAGATAGTTATTTAATAGAAGGTGCAGGAATAACTGAAGTGTCAAGTAAAAGAAGATTAGTTAATAGTTATTTATTGTTAGTTGTTTCTTTAACTATCTGTGTGCAGATTGCAAGTGCTAATAACTATTGCGAATGAGTGGGGGTGCAAGGGGGCGTAGCCCCCTTATGCAAAAGAAGAATGAGTAGTAATAAATACATAAGAGAATAAGTAATAGATAGATACAACAATGAGTGTGATAAGTGAATGTGTATTACATAGTTATTGAATACATAACTTGCATAATCACAATGCAAATAGTTAGTGATACACAATGCTAATAAGTAACTTAATTAGTACCTGATAACAACTTGCAAAGTTGGTTAATAGTCTGGTGGTATCCGCACAACAAAACAATTAAAAATAAGCAGTAGCCAATAGTTATTTCATCACGCTATCAAAACCGCTATCAAACAATAGTTATTTTAATTATTAGTGCGTAGATAGAACAATAAATACTTCTTTAAGAAACAAGTTGTGAATGTAATCGCGTTAAATAAAAATCTTTTGGCACAAATGACCCCCACAGTTAAGCGTGTTTTACGCAGGGAACCCCCAGGGCTCAGGCATGGTTGAGGGTCTGGAGGCTAGGCAGTAGCCCAAATGGGCCAAATGAGTCGGAATGGCCTCTTACCTCCCCTATCTAATATTTTTTATCCAGTAACGACAAGGCAGTAGCCTTACTATTAGGACATGGCTGCTCAAGACAACCTTTCCAAAGTACAGCGTATTCAAGAGCTTCGTCGCTCTAACGCTGCAGGCGCCGTACCCTCAAAGAAGGCGTACAACCGTAAGAAGGTAAAGAAGGTGCCAGTTGAGCGCACAAGATGAGCATGGTGGAGACCTTCCAGTAAAAACTGGTACCTCCACTCGTTTCCCAGCTTTAGGGTGTAACCACTGTCCCGCTGCATTTTTTAGTCATGAGGGTCATTACAGCCACATGTTAGAAAAACACCCTGACAAACCAGTAGCAGAGGCGTGGCAATCATCACCTGAACACCAGGTAACCTACTATCCACATTTAAATCGTCAAACTCCCAATATGTACGTTCTCTCTAAAGGTGAGAAGCACATTGCTAACCTGGTCACAGGTCATGATGGTGAGATACAGGGAATTGAAACTCATCCCAAGATGCGGCGTCAAGGTCTAGCCACAGAGCTCCTTAACGCAGCACACGAACATGCAGAAACAACCCCTGGAGTTCCAAAACCTGTTTTCTCTAAAACTCGTACATCTGCAGGCGATAAGTTCCAAAAGTCTGCTGCTAAGAAATTGGGCGGTGAAGCTCCTACAGGTGGCTCCCTTCTATCGCCTCGTCAAATGCAAGGCATGTTGAGGTTTGACTAATGAGCGCCCAAGATAACCTATCGCCTACGCAGTTTGACCCAAACGTCTTTTACCATGGAACCACAGCTAACTTAAAGCCTGGAGATGTAATCAAGTCTCCTGCAGCTCGTGGTGTGGAGAACCCTCGTCCACAAAACCCTATCTACCGCCATGACCGTGTCTATGTAACGCCGTATCACTTGATGACTGCTCGTATCTATGCCCATGGCCCAGAAGATACCGCACAGACTGGTCCATCAGGCCACATCTACAAAGTACAGCCCGTTGGCGCTAAACGTCATGACCAAGAGGTCAAGCACGGCATTAAGGGCATCTCATACCACTTCCGTGAAGCAGTTGTCTTAAGCAAGCACGACCCGAATACTATGGAAGAGATTAAAGACTAAGTTTTCTTTTTTTAGTAACAGTAGTAGGCTCCAGGGCATGAACCTTGGAAAATACACCTTACGCAAGCCCTGGGTTAAGTATGTTGATATTGAATTCCCAGAGCAAGTTTACAAAGAGATACGTGCATCCATCGTTGATGACATGATTAACGAAGCTAAAGCCAATGCTAAATATGACATTGAGATACTTCGCCATTACCGAGAAAAGGATTAACAGTTGCAAGTAGTTAAGATATTAAAGAACTGCGTGCTATGTGACGGCACATACCGCGAAGACCAAGCCGCAGAACATTTTAAAAATCACAAATCAAAGGAGAGCAATGAAACTCAAGTTCGGATGGGGTAAGTGGGATAGCTGGGGCATCGGCCTCTTTTACTGTAATTACGATAAAAGCATTTGCCTTGAATTAGTGCACTGGTACTTCTACGTTGAGGTTTGGACAAAGAAGGACTTCAAGTAATGTGGTCCTGGGTATTAGCAGTAATAGGAGTAGCAGGCATCTACTTCGTAGGCCGCAAGACTATTTGGGGTTGGTTAATACTCTGCGCCAATGAGTGTCTATGGATTACCTACGCAGTGATAACAAAGCAATACGGCTTTATCTTTTCCGCTATTGCCTATGCCGCAGTTTATGTGAAATCATTTATCCACTGGAGAAGGGATGAGGAATAAAATGGATGACAAGTACGCCAAGGAATATACGAAGCTGCACGAGAAGCGAAAAGAACAGTTCAACAAGCATAGAGAAAAAGAAGAGTGGCACCACGAGCAAAAAGATAAGTTAAAGAAACCAAAGCCAGACCCTGCTACCGTTGAAGCAGCACTTCGTCTGGAGGAAGAGTTGTGGGCCTCGTAGAGTTTGATTACCACGCAGCGATGACGGAAGGCCATACCTTCAATGAACTAGTTGCACAACGACTTCGTGCAGAAGGTATCGGCTGTACCGTCCCTGATTTAGAACTTGTCACCTCGGACGCTGATATCAGGCGCCTAACAAAAGAAGAGAAAGACATCATCCTAGATAACGGTTTAGTTCTAGAGGTTAAGTCGCGTAACTTAGGGTTCTCAGAGGACCCATCTGTATTCTGGCAATCTAATCTTTATGTAGATACCTACTCTGGTTACGAAGCCAAAGAGATAAAGCCCTACGCATACGTGATGGTCAGTCAGAAGTCAGGCAATATGTTGGTTGTTCACTCCAACACCAAAGAACATTGGTTCAAGCACACAACGCAAGACCCGTATCGCAAGATTACCGAGACCTTCTATAAGGTTGATAAGAAGCACCTAACCACTTGGGCTTCCTTAGTGGATGAATTAAAAAGTGGTCGCTGAGAAAAAAGCGTCCTGGGCGTTCAAGCTTCGTTAGGAAAGTCTT